GGGCGATGGGAAGCGCAAAGTCGGATGGGTTGGGGCAATTGAAGCTCGTGGTTCCCGCGAGGGAATGGCATAGATGGAACAATGAGTTTCCGGGTTGTTGGACGGACGAGCAGTTCGTCAAGGAGTTTTTCCGAGACAACCCGCAGTTTCGCGGGCAGGGGGTAGCGGCATGAGGAAGGTAACCTACACCGACGTCCAGACCAAGGTACAGCGTCTCATGGGCGTGGACACCTTGCTGACCACCGAGCAAAACTCCATACTGGCGGCGGTGAACAAGTACTGCCGCATGGCGTGGGAGCGCGCCCGATGGCCCGAGTTGTGCAGGATGCAGCAACGCGCCGTGAACGGTCGTGTAAGCAGCGTGACGATTGGTTCGGGAGGAAGCTCGTACACCAGCGCCCCGACGGTGGCGTTCTCGACGGGAGCGGCGACTGCGACTGCGACCATAAACGACAACGAGGTGAACGCCATACTCCTGACGCACGGCGGGCAAAACTACGCCACCGCCCCGACAGTCACCTTCAGCGGGGGGGCGGGATCAGGCGCCGAGGCGACGTCGAACCTGTCGTTTACCTTGGACTACGAGGGAGCGACTCCCTTCATAGGCGATTTCTTCACCATCTACAAGAACGACCCCGACAAGACGGCGTATCCAGCCGAGTTGTCGTTCCGCTTGGATGAAAACGGGGCGTTGATGCACAACAAGACGAATGCCACGCCCGTGTTCGTTCATTATCGGGAACGCTTCAAGGACTACCTGTCGAGTTCGGTGGACTTGCCCTACTTGTTCGAGCAATACTTCATACAGGGAGCCTTCGCGGACATGATGCTGGCGGAGGGGCAGCACGACAAGGCGAACAACGCCCTGATGATAGCGGAGCAAATGATTCTTTCGGAATTGGACAAGCTGGAGCGACAGCAAAGTCAGGAACAGCACGTAATGATATTAACGCACGTAAACCAACAGAACAGGATATACTAATGGCAACGCAAAGAATAACCAATTTCATGACGCTGACGTTGGATCACACGCCGACGCTGGATACCAGCGCATACGCCCAGCACGACATATTGTTCGACTTCGAGGCGCTTACCTTGGAAGCCGGGGCGTCTGAGGCGCGGCCAGTCAGGGGAACGATCAATAATTTCGCTCTCTTGGACAAGGACGACAACGGCAACCAGATCACGGTGTTCTTCAGCGATGATTCGGCGGTGACGCTGGGAACCTTCAACGCCGGGATCACCATCACCGATGCCCACGCGGCAACGATACTGGGCTACGTCGACACTGGCTCCACCTACGAGGACTTAATAGGGTGCAAGGTGATACGTCCTGCGGCTTTCGCTCCGATACCGTTCGAGTCAACCGACGACAAGATATACGTCGGGGGGGTATTGCGTGGAAGCGCCACTCCCACCCACACTGCGGCTGGCATCACCATGCGCCTGAGCATCACCATAGAGTGAGGAGATGACGTTCCCATTCGTAGCGGCTCGTGGAAATCGCGGAGGGACATTCGCTGCGGCTGCGGCTGCTCCAGCGGCGACTTCAAGTTTGGTCGATGGCGAGCAGGACGTGATGGATCTTGCCCCTGCGGGGTGGTGGGACGCTTCCTACGACGACGCCGTGGAAAAGGATTCCGGTGTGGCGAGCGACGGGGAGGACGTGGCTAAATGGATCAGTCGGGAGGGAAATTCCATTGAGCTAGTGCAGGCGACTGCGAGCAAGCAACCGATATTCAACGCATCCAATTCGGACTTCAACGACTATTCCACCATAACCTTCGATTCGACTGCTGATCAATGGTTGGGCAAGGACACTCGCTACGTGGATACCAGCGGTAACGTCGGGACGATATTTTACGTGGGGAAGGAGCAGAACGGAGATTCCGTGGCGCGGATAGTGAACTGGGCTTTTAACGGACAATCCAACATAGGAACCAATTATGGGAGCAAAGCCCTTTTCTCTTACAATCCCGTTACGCAATTCGGCACCTTGGGTGATCAGTTGAATGCCTATATGGCAGTGGTTTCCATAGATGGCGCCAGTTCTTATTCTTCCATGAATGAAGGAACTAACGTCACCTTCACGGCCAATGCCAATATGACGGTAGATTCGGGCTATACTTCGGTTGGTGGATACGGCGCAACCACTGAGAACGCATCCACTATTGCCGCTGAATACATCATATTCAACACGGCGCTAATCCCAGACAACGTCGCGACGGTTGAGACTTACCTCAAGAACAAGTACGACGGTTTCTGATGAAGTTCCAATTATATTCCTCGACCAGCGGATGGAACTCCCGACATTCAGCCATTAAAACTCATTTGGGCATTCCGACTTCGGGCGTCACGACGGAATACGCCATGCGAAACCAAATCGACAACGAGTCCCATGCCGACCACGGGAAATATCCGTTCCCAGTTTGCGTTTCGGGTATATGGGAATGCGACGATCAGTTCAATGCGAACGATTTGGTGAACAATGACTCGACGTGGTACGTGTCACCTGCTTTTCCATGAAGCGCCTATTGATCATACTTCTGACTTTGCCCTTTGCGGGATACGCGAGTCTGTATCCTGTTGGAGGGGTGTGAGCCGATGGCGCTTCCGTTCCTATCGAGTCGAAGCACGCGAGGTGGAGCTTTCGCGGCTGGCCCCGCTGCTCCTGTTGCGGCGGATGAGGGAGTAACCGCGCAAGACATCTTGGATATGAACCCGTTGTGGTGGCTTGATGCTGATGCGGCATACGTCGAGGAGGGATCAGGTGATCCAGTTGAGGCAGATGGTGACAACGTAACGACTTGGCTAGACAGGTCTGGTGACGACAGAGATTTCATTGGTTATCACGCAGGTTTCTATCCGCATTGGTATGAATCAGGAACAAACGCCAAGCCATACGTTTGGTTTGATGCAGACCGTTTGCGATATATAGCGGACGCAAACTACGGAACCCCCATGTGTCTTTATTTCGTGATGTCCTTCGACACTGACACACAGTCCGCCCTTTCGTTGATAGCAGCCACAAATAGCGTCACCACATACAATAGTGTAACCTATTCAAAAGGGTTCCGCCCACATTTCGGAACGACCGGGAGTCCCATTTACAACGACGTACAAAATACCACCACATCCATCATTCAAGTGCTGGCCGAAGGTACGGACGGGGCGCACAAAGTAAGAGTGAACGGGGGGGCCGACCTTCCGGTTTTATTGGATGCAACGTCGACAACGGAAAACCTGATCAACTCCGCTGCCACCATGTATCTGGGTTTAGGGCTGAAGTTCAAGCTTTACCATTTCATGGTCATTCCCAACGTAACCCACAATCAAGACACCGTCTTCGGATATTTCGGTCAAGAAATGGACATTTCTGTGACTCCGGTTTCCTAATGCCAGCAAAAGCAAAGTTATATTCCACGGAATCGGGGTTCGACGCCGCCGTCGAGACTTTGGAAGATCATTTCGAATTATCGAGTGGGAGGTGGTGCCCCAAGGAACAGGTGTTGTCAGGGGCCGACGAAGGCAAATACATACTGCCCTTGCCAAACGCAGGCAACTACAAAGCCGACCACATGTTCAGCGGGACTGTGGATTTCGACGGTTCTTGGTCTAACGAGGACGAGTAATCATGAAGCGCCTACTGATCATACTTCTGATTTTGCCCTTCGCTGGTTGTTCCAGCATATACCCGGTGGGTGGCGCGATGATTGGCGGCGGCGCGGGATCTCTCGCGGGGCCAGCGGGCGCGGCAATCGGGGCGGGCGTTGGTTACGGGGCTGGCAAACTGGGACAACTCGCGTCCGACAACAAGGATTTGGTCAAGGCAGTGACGAAAGGCGACGTCGCCGCGATGGTGGCTGCTGCGAGCGGAAAGAATCAGGGCTTCATGGATGAAGCTTTGGACACGGTTTACGGGTTTATCAAGCTCTGCCTGATCGGCGTGCTTCTTTGGAATATTCTACCGATTCTGTACACCCGCTACGTCTTGAAGAAGGCAATCAAGAACAATGGAAAAGATAAGAAATCTAATTGAGTGGTTCAAGACCTTGGATCGTCGCGGCAAATTCGCGGTGCTGGCCTTGGTCGGGCTGGCTCTTGTGTTGCTCATCGAAATCGTAAGCTGATGGATTTCAGCGTGATGGAATTGGTGATGATCGGTTTTATCGCCGTGCTTGGCTACGTGTGGCGCGTGCAGGCGACGGAGATAAGGCGGACGAGCGTGGACTTGAACCAGTTGTCGATAAAGTTCGCGGAGGCAAAGGGAAGGGCGGAGTCGAACAACAGGACGCTTTTCGGGCATATCGAGGAGATGAAGGAGGCGATAGCGCGAATAGAGAGCCACCTGATATCAAAAGGAGGGAAGCCTGATGTTGTCTGAGTACAGCGAATACGTGGTGCTGGGCATAGGCGTGGTGATAGCGGTCATCGCGTGGGCGTTGAAGAAGGAACACGCGCGCATAGAAACCTGCGAGCATACCATTGCCGACGTGGCTGACCGTCTGGCGAAGGCGATCAACGACATCGCCCGCAACAACGTGGCTGACGTGGAATGGCGGAAGCGCGTGGAGGAGAATCACAGGTCGCTTCTCAAGGCGGACGAGGACAGGCGAAACGACACGCGAAAGATTTACGACAAGATAGGCACTTTGGAAAACAACATGCACAAGGAAATACAGCGATTGGCTGAAATAATAGCGGGGAAGAAATAATGACGACCACTTTGACTGCGGCGACCTTGACCGTCACCCTGAAGGAGAGCATAGAGCTTAACGGGGTGGAGCAGGGAGCCACCAACACCAAGACCATAGCGAGCGTCAACGAGATCTCGAAGCGCATCGTGACGGTGACCACCACGGAAGCGGAGGTGGTGGCGTTCCATGTGTCGGCTATCGCATCGGGGACATTCCTTGAGGGGGACGTCCGGTATTTGCGTTTCACCAATCTGGACGACACGAACTTCGTGACGCTGACTTTCAAGAACGAAAACGACGACGAGTTCGCGATCAAGGTGGACGCGGGTCATTCGTTCATCTTTCCCGGCGACAACTCGGGGGGGGTGGTGAATACTATGGACGCAATCAACGCCGTGGAGTTGGGAACCCCTTCCTTGAGCGACCTCGTGAACGTCACGGCTGACGCGGACACGGCGTCCTGCGACATGGAAATATTCATCGCCAGCGTATAAGGAGACAACGACATGAGCACCAAGAAGATAACCGCGCTGACCGAGTTGACCACCACGCCCGCGACGGGCGACTTGTTTCCCGTGGTGGACGTGAGCGACACGACGGACGCATCGAGCGGGACGACCAAGAGCATAAAGCCAGCCACCGTCTTCAAGGCGGCGGGCATCGGGGCGGGGAACACCACGGCGGAACCCGTCAAGATAGACACCTCGAACGGGCGTCTTGGCGTGGGAACCAATAGCCCCGTAAATGAATTGCACGTCACGGGGGCGGCGAATAATGCAGCCACGGCTCATATACTCAACACGGATACGTCGAATGGAAATGGAGTTTTGATCACGGGTGGCGGCAGCAATGCGTCGAAATACGCTTTACAGGTAAAGGATGGCGCTGGAACGGCTTTGGCATACGTGTCCAGCACTACTGCGTCGAACGGTTTCCTTGGTTTAGGCACGACTACGCCGTCAAATCATTTGCACGTCGTTGGAACCTCCGCCGACGTACGCATACAGGTGAATGGCGGTGAGGCCAGCACGACCACGGGTGGCGGGATGCTTCGTTTGGTTGGATACCATTCGGGTTCGGGTGTCGCTGGATACGCCGAGGTGGGGATAGTCATCCCGGCAGGCGGCGACGGCGAATTGGTCTTTCGCACGACGACTAATGCTTCTGGCGGGCTTACGGAACAAATGCGTATTGATAAAGACGGCAACGTATTGATTGGCGGCACCGCGACTCCAACCTCTTCGGTGGGCAACATGTGCTTGTTCAACGGCACGATACCCGCCGCGAGCGTGGCGAACGGCGTGGTGGTGTACGCGGAGGACGCCACTGGAAGTTCGGAGCTGAAGGTGCGGGACGAGGCTGGCAACGTCAGCACTCTTTCGCCTCACAACTTCGACATGCTGGGAGATCGTTCCGAGTCTATGGCGTGGAGTTATTCGTCAAAGAACGTCTTCGTGGGCAAGGAGATAGCCGTGGACATGACGAAGGTGATACGGGACTTGGAGAAACTCACGGGGGAATCCTACATCAAGATACGGGACATCGACGATTCGGAGAAATTGGATTGGGCCACGGAACAGAAAAAATACGAAGAGGAGCGGAAACAGGACATAGACTCCTACAAGACAAGGAAGGTGGACGCGGACAAGGAAAAGTCCGATTTCGACGAGCAATGGGGAACCTTGCCCACCAGTTCCAGCACCAAGACCGAGGTCAAGGCGTTCTTGGACGGAAAGAATATCGAGTACGAGGATGGAACGAAGGACGAGTTGTTCGCCAAGGTGCCTGAAAAGCCAGAGTTCACCGAATCCGAACCAGCCGTCTACTCGAAAGTATCCAAACCCTCTTGGATCGCATAATGGCTTTTTCGCAATACGGCGCTTGGCAACGCTCCACGGGGCGACTCGACGATCCCATAGACGTGGACGGAGACGGGGGATTCGCGGGGCTGGACAGCTACATCGAACCAACCGTGCTGAAGCAGGGGATGGTGACCACGAGCGAGAACATGCGTTTCGACGGCGGCAAGGCGACGGTCAGGAAGGGAATCGAGTTCAAGGCGGGCAGTTCCGTCACGTTGACCCATTACCCCGGCTACGACGAGGTGTTCGCGATGGGAACGGTGTCCGATCCCGACGACTCCAACGTGGACTACTTGTTGGCGGCGTGTCGAACCAAGGCGATTCTTTGGAACCGCAACGCGGAGCTTGGAGCCTTGCTCACGGAGGACGGGGCGTACCTGACCACCGAGGCGGGGGAGAACATGGCGTTGAACGTGACCGAACTGGCGGTGCCGTACTACAGCGCGGTGATCGCGTCGGGTTCGTGGAGCACGAGCACGGAGAAGGCGACTTCCTCCTCGCACAGCTTCCAGACGGGAGACGCGGTGGAGATCAGCACAAGCGGTGTTTTGCCCACGGACATCAAGGCCAAGACGGTTTACTACGTCATAAACACGGGAACGAATGACTTTCAACTAGCCACCACCTTGGCGAATGCGCGGGCGGGGACGACGCTTCCAATCGGCGCTTCCGCTGGATCTGGCAACCACACGGTGCAGTCCGTGGTGACGCAAGCGGCGATAACGGCAGTGGTGGCGTCTGGATCTGTGAGCGTTGGATCGGATACTTTCACGGAGACGGCCCACGGTTTTTCCAACACCGACGCGGTGTACGTGGACAGCACGGACACCCTGCCCACGGCGGGCGGCAACTTGTTGTCCACCACCACCAAGTATTATATTTCAGCGGCGGCGGCGAACACCTTCAAGTTGGCGGAAGTCAGCGGGGGGAGCGCCTTGGATATTACGGACGCGGGGTCTGGAACCCACGTGGTGAGAAGCGCCGCCGACACCATGAAGCCCAGCATCCTCTTGCTCCAGCTTGAGCAGCAGCCAAGTTCATGCCTCCTCCAGCGGGGGGTTGCGCTCTACCTTCCGCATCCACTCGTATTCTGTCAGGCATTACTTGCTGTTGCGGT